CAAGAATATCCATTGTACCAAGTCCAACGGATACAATAGTTCCGCCAGCACCAACAATGGCAGTTACAGAAGCGCCAACAAGAGGTGCTATACCCAAACCTCCGGTGGAACCGAAAGATACAATTATACCGCCACGGGGTAATTGATTTTGGTTAATGTCATATTCTGATTTGAATAATGTGTTATTCGAGGATGTTATTCCGGTAAAAGTAATACTTGTTGCGCCTGCATTTTCCGATATCAAATAATTATTTGATGAATTATTAAGTGTTGTAGGAGACTGGAAAATATTATTGATAAATACAATTCCATTTCCTCCCGAAGTTCCTAGTCCTACTGTGTTTATTCCTTGAGAAGTTAAAATAAAAGTTTGTCCAATTCCTGTAAACTGGTCAGAAATATCATCATATATTTGATTGGATGTATAATCTTGACGTAAAAACACTCTTCCGTTAAAAGATGCTCTTTCTCTTGGCAAATTAAATTCATTTGGTCCAAGTAAATCTAAAGAATTTCCTCTAGGCGGTTCAGTAAAGAAAATTTTATTTTTAGAAATATTATATGATCCTCTGTAAATTCTACCAATACTGGTATCCGTATGTACGCCTGCTATAGATCCTAAAAATCCTCTAGTCACCCCTACAAGAGAAATATTTCCATTAAAAGTAATAGGACCTAAATTTGTAGTGCCTAACCCAACATTGTTTATTTTCATGTATTCATTATCAATTTTTAATATATCCGTTGGGGTAATTGAACTTATTCCACTTAAAGCAAATATAGTAGATGCTGTTCCTATTTGTCCTCCATTTCCAGATAATGTATGTGTTATGTAAGAATAAGAAATAGGACTTTGTACAATATCATTAATCGTAATGATAGATTTCTCATTCTTTTTATACATTTCTAACTGATGAGCATTTCCCAAACCAAGGGAAGTAAATGTCACAGCAATTCCTAGATTTGCATATTCTTTTCTTGTAGAAATCCTGAAAGAATCATTAGTATCCTTAATAGCATACACTACAGATGGGAGTATTGTTGTTACTACACCGACATAATTTGAAGTTGCACCAATTCCCATTGAAGATGTTCCAATTCCTATAAACGTAGAATTTGGAGTATAGATTAATTGCTCTCCTGTACTAAAGAAATGATTAGGAATTGTAAATACTCCCGTTACTGGATTTAAAATGTCAGTATTTGTTGGGTCAAATGTTTTCATGAAAATTGGATTCCCTTCATATTCAGCATCAAAATCATATTTGTTAATATTTGAAGAATTTGCTCCAAAATATCTTGCAATTTTAACTGATTGCTGTACTGGACTATAATTTAAATCTGGTGGAATATTAATAGCATCTAATTCAGTATAAAAAGATTCACTAAATGAAAGTATTTCTAAATTGCCAGAAACTGAAGGATCTGCATAAAATTTAATTATAAAATTATTTCCAGAAATTTCTGCACCAAATGTTCCTATTCCGGAAGTGCTTCCAATGGATAAAAATGGATATTGAATTGAATATGCATCATTGCCATCATTAATTGCCATTATTTGATGTAATGCACTTGTTTGTCCTAATCCAACTTTAACTACAGATTTTGCTGATGTAAATAAAAACTTATCTAAAACTAAAATACTTGTAGATCCAGATGAAATATTATTAAAGTTGGAGTTGAATACAACAGTTCTTTCATTACCTGCAGATTGTCCGGGAAGTTTAAATCTATAATTTCCGGCACCAATTGCAGTGGTTCCAAACCCTACATTTTTAGTTCTAATTGTAATTGTTTCTGAAGATGTATTGGTGTAATTTAGTGATAAAATTCCTCCACTCACTGATGCACCAAATGATCCTATAAATCCATAACTTGTTTCAGATATTTCATCATCAAAATAATATTCGCTAATATAGGTATTGGTTCCATCATGATTTAGATAAATTTCAACATAATTCATATCAGAACTATCACCATTTGAAATTTGAATATTAGAATAAACCGAAGAATATTTTGAAGAATTTAAATTAAAGACTGATGTTGTTATGCCGCTAGAAACAATTTTATTTGCAGATATTAAATCTATAAATCCAACATTTTGTGTTGTTCCAACCCCAGTTTTAGACGTAAATGTATCTTGTAGAATTTTTATATCAAAATCTGAGTTATTGACATCTTGTGGTTCAAATTTGAGATAAAAATTAGAATCACTATCTGCATATCCTTCAATATCTGCCAATAATGATTGATCTGATAAAGAAGTTAATGATGCCTTTGAAAGAGTAAATATATCCTGGTCATTATTAATTGTTACAATTTCACTAAATTGAGCTTCATTGGTGTAAATATTTTGTATTTGTACTAAAAATCTATTGTAATTGTTTCCAGAATTAATTTGGACAATATTGGAAACACTAGATGTTTCATCATTTTCGCTGGAAAATTCAGAACTTATATCATCTATTTTTAAAACTCTATTCGTTTTGCATAAAATATAATCGGCAAGACGTATATTCCTAAACTTAATAAATTTTGACCTACTATCCAAAATATCAACATCAACAACCAAATCTAAATTATTAATCCTATCAACTCTAGTATCACTTTCAAATACGTTTAAAAGTGATAAAGTTGATTCAGTTGTACCTATTCCAGATTGAACATTGTTAATTATTTGAGTATCAGAGAAATTTTTCATTCCACTAATATGTAACAAATTATTGACGGGTGTTACAATTTCTTCCCACGTTTTACTACTCTTTACTGAATATGATAAATTTTGATAATAATCATTATCAGAAGTTACTTGAAAATTTTCATTAAGTTTTCCAGTTTCTGACTTCCAACCAAACTTTTGCAAATTAAAATAGTTAACATTATAAACACCATCAATAAATTTAACAGAATCAATGGTTGCTTCATTTGAAGACTCTAGTCCTCTTATTCTTTCCCCACTAGAAAGATCATAATTTCCGGAGACTCTAACAAAATTTTCATCACAACTAATAACTGTTAAATCTCTAACTATAAAACCGTTTCCACTATCTGATGATAATTTTTCCCCAATTGAAAATGGTGAAAACTTTTGAATAACTTTAAATTGTGGGTAGTAATTATAATTAATTATTGTAGCATATGATTCTTGTATTGTTTTTGCTATTCCAGGGTTTGTAGTTAAACCAGATAAACTAAATTCTAATTTTGCGGGATTTAAATTTTGAAAATTGGTGACTGTAAAGAATTGGTATCCATAATCCGAAGAATTAAAACCATCCCCAGAAGAACCACTTTTTTGAATTCCTTCGGCAAATATTTTATCTCCGATTGAAAATGGTGCAGATGTAAACCCTGCTATAGGAGTAGTTAAGAAGCAAGTAACTATTCCTGAAGAAGATTGAATAGTATCTATTGAAATTCCATTAGAGTTATTAATTGCCCTAATTGTAACCGGATTAATTGGAAGACCCTTTGGTTCATTTTCAATAATAACAGATGTAATTGAAGAACCTGATAAATTTGCACGTAAAAGTCCAGAGTTGATTATCTCGCCAGTATTGGAATCTATGCAAATCAAATTTGGTGCTGATGTATAATTTTGCCCTCCATTTAAAATATTAATATTATCAATTGTATTAGATGAAGATATATACACAAATTTTGGTATTGATGCAGTTGGTCTTAGGGTTTTATCAGATGAATATTCAAAACCTTCGTTTACAATTCTCGTTTGGTTTATTTTGCCAATTTGGGATGAAATTGGAACAATAAATGCTCCACTTCCAGTTTCAGTTTCTACTCCACCGAATATTGGCATAGATCTATAAGAATACCCTCCAGATAAAAGTTTTACTTTAGAAATTCCACCAATAGATGATGATGAAGTAGTCGAATATTTAAGAATGTCACAATCTTCTCTCCCATATCTCAAACTCTCTGGAATTTTCTTAAGAGATATCGTAAAAGTAGTGCTTCCAACACTTACAATATTATAATCTCCAGAATATGAACTATTTTCAAAAACTATTTCAGAATAATTTACAACATCTTTATCAGTGGTGCTAATATAACCTGCCTTTTCTAAATTATAGTAAAGTTTTTCTGGAATACCATCAGAATAATTTAAAGTAAGAGTAGATATTGTGGATACCCCAATAGTTCCAACACCAATAGTAGAAAGAGAATCTGTAGTTGCTATTGAAACAAATTCCTTTTCAAAATTTTGATCATAATAGATCTTAAAATCATATCCAAATAATGATGGGTCTGAAAGGTTGAATACTAAATTATTATTTTTAATAACTTTAATTTGTGGATTAACTTTACTAATTTTTTGATATCCAGATCCTGTACTACCTATCGAAACAATGATAGGTGGGGAAATAAAGGAATCATACGAAGTTTCACATAGACTTATTGTATTTTCATCAACTTTATAAACAAAATAATTTCCGGTTGTCAAACCTATAGGTAAAGTGCCAAGAGACTCGTATAATATTTTGTCTCCTGTATTTAAATTATGAGAATTTAGTAAAATTGAATTTGTTGCGGTATTAATACCAGAAGAATTAAAGGATAATGGATTTATAATTATTTTTTTAGTATTGCTATCTAATTTAACATTAATAGATGTTGAAGTTCCAATTCCAACTGATAAATCTGGACTAATTTCTAATGATATTTGATCTCCAACTCTTAATTGATGTGAAGTAGATACTGAAACAACTGAAGATATTTTATTTACTTTTGCTTTAACTTGTGTTAAATTAGATTCTATTGAATAATGATAGTCATCTGTACCGGATGATAAGAAAAATAGACCTCCAGTTGTAGTAAGTCCTACATTCGTCGCTATACCAACATAATCTTTTGATTTATTGATAATATAAAATACTTGAGAATTTGCTCTTAAAATATTAAATGATGCTCCTCCAGAAGTATTGGAAACTGATATGGCACTGGCAGAAGATGGTTTTCTTAAAATAACCTGTTGATTAGTTTTAAATGGGTGGTTTGGTAAAAATATACTTTGTGTTGGAATAAAAGTATTGTATGTTGTAATGCCAATATTATAATTTACAGATATTCCTGATCCTGAGGTTGTACCCACACCAACAGATTTTGTTGGGTTGAAATAAATTTTTGAGTTAACTTTAGAATCAAACTGATCTAATGTTTTATTTACTATAAATGAATCTGGAAGAAAATATACTGGAGTTGTTTGCGTATGAGCAACGCCACTACTAGATCTATCTACTTTTATAATTCCAAAATTTTCATAAACATTCAAGACAGAAAATATTTCATTTTCAATTTGAATACTACTTCCGATTGAAATATTTTTAGGAATAGATGTTAAGTAAATATCGGTAACTATTCCTGTTGATGCATAATTAGGAATATTTTTATCAAGAAATGTGGTATAGGTTGTAAAACCTACCTTATATGATCCATTTAAATTGGAAACCTGCGTTGATAATCCAGATATATTGATATTATCCCCATTCGTAAAGACGTGATATGGGGAAATATATACTTTTATTGCACTCCCATTTTGCCATTCTACGATAGAATCATTATATGAATCTATGGTTGTATTAATATTGATAATTTCTAATCCACTTATTTCAGATACTTCTGCACTAATTCCACCACCGCCACTTCTACTGTCATCAAAAATTAATGCCTCACCGACCGAATAATTACTTCCCGACTTAATAATATCAAGTCCAGTTACACTTCCGGCAGATACTGATTCTACTATTGTTTTTTGATTTACTATTTCATTTGATTCGATAATAAAATCATTGTCTGCATATTGATCATTTACTTTATATGGTAAAGTATTTCTAAGCAACTTAGAGTTATTGAAATCAAAATATTGATTCAAATCAATATTTTCTTCTAAATATGGCGATCTATATTCATTTCCAATAAAATATGGAAATTTACCTATAAGTTCTCCATCGCGATTAATTTCTGTTGTCGCAAAGTATGCATAAACACCCTCTGGAAAATCTTTAGTTTTTCCAAATCTTCCATTATATTGATCTAAATCACCATTTCCAGTATAACGATAATCTTCAATAAAATATCCATATGGAAAATCTATTGTAGATGGTCTATTCTCAATGGTAGTTAAAGAATATCCAGGTTCTAATTTTTTTATTAATGAGTTTTCATTGTTAGGATCAGAATATCCAAATGATCCATAGATTGGGTTTCCATCATATGCCCATCCAATTATATCAGAATGCTGCCCTAATGTATCTTTATTGTCTCCTATGTTTGTTTTTACATTTTGAGAATATCCAATGACTGCATATTCCAAATTATTGTTAGTTTCGATTAATACTTCACTAGATGGATTTCTATAAAATTGATTTTGAATTCCATACTTATATGAATTATTAACTGACAATTCCCTTACATTTACTTGAATTACTTCATCTTTTCCTGAAGGAATTGCTTTAACAAATGTATTTGTAAAAGTATATCCATATCCAGGATTAATGACTACAACATCTACGATCTTATTATCTAAAATTACAGGTCTAGCAATTGCTCCAATACCATCCCCAGTAATAACTAAATCTGGTGTTGAATAATATTCGGACCCACCATATAAAACTTGTATATCTGTTATTTTTCCATTAAAAATTGATGGTCTAAATTGAGCACCTTTACCATTTTTAACAACTACTTGTGGTCTTTTATGGACGTTTAATATTGCAGAACCATAATCATATCCTTTATCATAAACATACACATCCGAGATACTTCCCTTAATAATTGGAGTCGCATTAATAGCACCCTTAACTTGTGTGCTACCAATTCCAACAGATGTATATTCTACACTTATTTCAATATCTGGATATTTAAATATCTGATATCCACTTCCAGTTGATGAAAAATTTACGTAGTTTTTTCTTTGATAGTTTGAATTATCAGTTCCACCCACACCAGCATTACAAAGTCTAAACGTATCAGAATTTAATTTTAAAATTTTATACTTGGTAGATGTAGAAAGTCCGGAAATATTAGAAGTTTCATATTCATATTCTACTATATCGCCATCAGAAAACCCATGATTTTTAAATGTAACTGCGTTATCATAAATTGATATACCTGCTTGGGATACATTTAATTTTCTATTAGTATAACCTTCACCACCATTGATAACTGAAATGCCAGTTAATCTATTTTTTAGTTCAGTTTTAAACTTCTGAATTCCGGAATTTCCAATTGTGGTAAAACCTACAGTATTAATTCCCACACTATAATCTGAGTATGATTGATATATTTCAATAGTTTTATCATTAATAATTTTTGGATAATATATTGCACCATCTATTAAAGTTTTTGATTGATCTAAGTTAGATCCATTAAATGTTCCTATCCCAATGGCAGAATTGTAGTTTTTGTCATATATGATAGGTTGCCCATTAATGAGATTGTGTGGCGATATAAAATATATTCTTTCATTACTAGTATCTAATCCACCTCCATTAGAAATTGATCTTGCATCAAATTCCAATTCCCTCGCATACTTTTCAATAATTGGTTGAAAACTTGCTCCAGATCCATTTCCACCGGTGATAGCAATGGAAACAATAACATCAATATCGAACTCTTGAGGATCTACGAATATTTTCTTTACTGTTCCGACCACTACCGGTTGAATTGATGCAGAACCATAAGATAATTGTAAAAGAGGGGGATTGATTACATCAAAATTGCTGCCACCATTAAGAACATTTACATTATCAATTGGTCCATAATAAATTCTATCATTTGTTTTAAAACTGTGTATTTCAACTCCATTTTTTAGCATCCCAATGGAACCTGGAATTGTTTGATAAGTTTCTTTATCTCCCAATTTGGGATTTAATTTAAATTTCTTAAGTATTTTTTGACCAGAAATTTTATTTGATCTTTGAGAATATAGTATAAAATTATGCGTACCTGATAAAATACTCGATCCACTTGTTCCAAAACGGACAAAATCACTTGTACCAACTACCGGACCACTTAAATATAGTTTAACTTGCCTTTTGTTAGTTAAAACTTCCACATAATAACTTCCTTCTTCCAATCCTGCTATAGGATTGCCATTGTTAGTGGAATAAAAAATTCTATCTCCAGTTATGAAAGAAACTTCAGTATTAAAATCAATTATTGTATATGAATCAGTTTCATTATCATAACCAGTCAGTTGAAAAGCATCATATTCAAAAGTATTAACTTGTATTTGATAAGATGGTAAAGAATTAGATGCAACATATAAATTGTCAGGTCTATCAATGTATACATTCTGAACATCTGAAATTAATTTATTATTTCCAAAATCAATAGGAACTATTGAAGATGAACATTTTTTAATTTTTCTTCTAATATCATACTTATCCAATGAATTTAGAAGAGATGTGTTAACACTGATGGTAACTGTATTGTTAATAATTGAATTAACATTTGCATTTTCAAATCCAGGAACTACTATTTCAGTATTTCTTTTTAATACTTCAATTGTATCTCCAGAAGATAAACTAGTTGAATTTATATTAGATTTTGTTGTTAGTGTATTTCCTACAAAAGAATCTATTTCGTACCTAGAACTGGTATTATAAATCCATATATTTGCAAATATTTCCTTAACCGTATTGCCGGAATCTATAACTTCTCCAAGATTTTTTGGATAAATTACATCATTATATGATAACTCATAATTTTCAGTTTCAATATCAACGTCCGACAATACCCCAGTAATTCTAAATTCTACTTTTTTAGTCGTGTCTCCATTCTCATATCCATAATATGTTTCATTGGATATTAGTGATGCTGTTTTTGATATTGTTACTGGTGTAGATTTTGTATAGCATCCCAAAAATTGATTTACACTTTTATCAGAATAAACAATTTCATTAGATCCAAAGAAAATACTTCCCGTTCTTGCAAAACCAACTGTCGAATCAACACTAATTACAGCAACTCCACTTTGTAAAGGAGTTACATTTACTTCCTCAACAACTTTAGTATTTGGTGTTATAGTAAATGTGCCGGTAACATTTGGATAAGTATCATCATATCCGACAAAAAAGTTTAATTTATAATATGTTACTCCGTTTCTAGTAATAGTTTCTACTTCAGAAACCGCAGCACTTGTATAATCATCAGTTGACTTTTTAATTGTTTGACCTACTAACTTGGTAGGATCTCCAGAAATTTTACTTATTACTGCAACATTTCTTCTAATATAACCAGCATCCGATGGTTTGATTAAGAATTTCTCAAGATTAATTACACTCGGGGTTTCCCCATACAATACATTGAATAGTATTCTGAAAGATTCGGGAGTTCCTTTAGATTCATATAAAGTTCTTGCTTCTTTTATAAAATTTCCCACATCAAGATTTTCAGTAAAATCTAGTCCTTCTAATCCAGGAGTTAGACTAAACTTTATTTTCTTATAAAATTCTTGTAAAAATAAGGAACTTAAATTTTGTACCGAAGATCCTGATGTGTGTGAAGAAGCAGAAGATTGATTAAAAACTAATTCACCATATTGTAAGTCTTTATGATAATTTGTAACCCCACTGAATCCTCTTACACATCCAGTGAAAGTATTTCTAGATATAGCAGTGTATGTTATAATCTCATCATCAATTTTTAGAAGTCCATACTTTGCAGGAAAACCTCTAGTGCTAGATACGGAAATATTGGTAGAAGTTGTTGCAATATTACCTTCAAGAGTCGTATAACCAACAACTACTTCTGGAGTAAGATTATCAAGATTGATGTATTGATCTAAATTTTCAGCAATATCTATAGGACCGCCCTGATACTCTTGAGAGATATAATATTGCTTTAGAAATTCAGCAGCCTTTGGACTTTCATCTAAGATAAACTCCGGAATCTGACTATCAATTATTTGTTGTACTTTTACTCTAGATTCAAAACCCGTTTGTATCATATTACGACCTCATTAATTTCCCGTTTGAGTAACTTGAACGATACGAATTTTTTGTAAAGACGACTCCGGAAATATCTTCCCCAGATGCAATTGTATCCTTTACCATATTTATTTGACTTTTTGAAACATCAAAAGATACATAAAGATCTTTAAGACCAATGACATCATTTGATTCTGGATATGCTTGTATTTCTATTAAATCATTTCCTAACTCTGTGGATGTAATTGTGATCGTATTTAGAGTTATTTCTCCATTTGTATAATTTACAACACCAGCAGATTGTACAACTACAAAAGGAGATAATGATGCAGTTGATACTCCTGCCGAGGTTTCAATAGGTTTTACAATTGAAACGACTCCTGTTACCCCATCTGCATTTGGAGTATCCGTAAGATATACAGTCTCAGATTCATTTAATATTTTAAACCCAGTTGATTTAATATTATAACCGTATGAATTCATATGAAATTGATTACCAAAACATATTTCATACTGAGCTGGGCGACCTATAAGTGCTTTTAAATCTCTTCTAATTCTAACTCTGGTGATGTTTGATGTAATTGCAGTATCGGTATTATCAATGACTTGAAGAAGTTTA